TATGGTAACCAATGAAGCACCAGACATACTCAACAACCTATTTATAGAGCAGACAAGGAACAAAGGGTATCACGTATGGATGAAGTACGCTAACCTACCAACAAAGACCGCACTTGCAGAATCACCGGAAGGAAGTGAAGTCATTGCACTATACTCCAATGGCCCTGTAGTTTACACCTACCCAACACCGGGATATACCGAATGGCACCAGTCTATGGCAGATGTGGAGGAACTAACAGAGCATCAATTCAACTACCTAATTGAAGTTTCACAATACTTTAACGAATATCAGCCAAAGTATGACCCGAATAAGAAAGCAGTAAGTTATCCGGTCGGATATGAGCAGCAGTTGTCCGAATTTGACGGTCAACTCACAGATGATGAATTCGATGCCATTCTGCACGAAATAGGACTATACCCTGTAGATACATACCGTTACTCAAAGAAGGATAAATTCACCGCCTACAGGCGCACAGGAAGCGAATCAGCCGGCATATCTGCAAAGGTATATTATCAGTCACGCAGGGTAATGATATTCAGCGCATCATTGCACACCTTTCCAAATTGGCACAACCGGCACGAATACCCCGTATGGTCGCTGCCGCCATCGTTTCTGCTATTCTACCACCTAAACAGGGATTGGAAAGCAGTACTTAAAAGAATAGGCATTGAAGATGCAGTCAACGCCTACCCAACGGGTATTTTTCCACAGAGTGTTGAAAAGTCTATAAGGGAAGTCGCAGCCGAAAAATCACTACACCCCGAATTTCTTTTCACCGCTGGACTATTTACCATCGCATCACTTGCCGGCAACTGCTACGTATCCGACCTACCCGATGAAACCAAAAACATAATTTTTGCCATAATGATTGCACCGGTATCTGTAGGTAAAACACCGGCATTTCGTGCAATGTGCGAAAATCCACTCAAAGACCTGATGGCAAGGGAGGATAAAGAATATGAAGCCGATGTGCAGCAATGGACTAAAGAACGTGCCGATGCCAATGCAAACAAGCAACCTTTCAACAAAGCACATCCAAAGCGGTTTATCCCATTTGCCGTTGATGGTACCACAGAGGGCTATATTGGGCTAATGCAGGATCAATCTGCAGGGATGGGAATATACCACGATGAAGCGGAAACCATCCTAAATGCTGGAGCGCATAAGGCGAATAACGATGCAATATCCTTTTTCACCCAAGCGTTCTCCGGTGGCCGCTACACTCAAATTAGGGCAGACAGGACAAAGGAAAGGGTGGTTAAGTCGCTGAATATGTCGCTGCTTATGGGTACTCAACCATCACGGCTGAAAAACCTATTTGGGGCAGATCGCATCCAATCGGGGTTTGCATCCCGTTTCCTGCTCGTACAGACCGACTATCTGAAACTGAAAGAAGATGTCTCCGCTTTCGCAGAAACACGGCAAATGTGCCAGGAGTGGAAAGACATACTTTTTGAACTCTACAAGCGAAATAAAGAATACTGCAAAGGAGATACGGCACCCATCAAGATTGTCATCACCGATGAAGCACGGCCCATACTGGATAAGTACTATCAGCAGCAGCGTAAAGATGCCAACAAGCGGCACGATAGCAAAGCAGAAGATTATGTAATGGGAACAGAGGCGAAGATGTCAGCGTATTACTTCCGTTTTTGCCAACTTATTGCCATCGCCCACAATTCATTCATGCCGATCATCAATACCCAAGTGGCTGAACTTGCATGGCGGCTGTATCGGTGGTACGCTGAATCAACGGTTAATATCCTTGCAGGGATATACACCGAAAACGAATCAGGGCTGCCGGCTGATTTACGGCTACTTATGGATAATCTTCCGGCTAAATTCACCACAAAGGAAGCCGAAGCACTTTGCATCCGGCTCAATGTTCGGCCCAAACGATTTATTGATTCCATGCGCAGACCTGACTTTGCCAGGCACTTCAAACGCATCGCTCACGGGCAGTATGAAAAACTGATATAAAGATTTTCGATAGACAAATCCGACCCCCGGTGTTTCTACATTGGGGTTTTTTATGCCCTACTGTACTACATTAATCTACATTACTAATGCGGTCATTATCCCGTTTCCGAAGTTTAGCAAGAGTAATCATTACCTGTGTTTTTACCTGATTGATGTACCTTTTTTCAACCCGTAATGAGATAACTACGCTTTCATCGTACTTTCTTTTGCGACCTGCACCGGGTCTTTTTCCGCCTTTCTTTTTTTGTTCCATTATTGATTAAGTTTACATTAATCAAAGATATTTGATTGATTATATATTACAAAATCAATTTCTCATTTTCCATAATTGCGTCAAAATTGCGATAATTGCAGCGACTGCAATTTTGTAACCTATTGATATTCATAGCGTAAGTGCCAAAAATTGCATAATTGCGCAATTTTCTAAGATAATAATAATAATATCTCTTTATATTTTAAGGCTAATATAGGAATAGGGGGAATGCAATTTTACTGCAATTTTGCAATTTTCCCTGATAATCAATGAGTTACGTGCAATTTTGGTGCAATTTTATGCAATTTTGTGCAATTTTGGTATTTTGGATGGGATGTCGGTAACTTTGTAAACAACAAGTAACTACAACGTGCCGAAGAAAGGACAAACAAATAACCCGAATGGCAGACCGAAGGGGTCACCTAACAAGGCCACAAAGACGGTAAGGGAGCATTTCGCCCATGCTTTCAACCTGCTGCAAGAATCGGACACGGCTAACCTGCACCAATGGGCGCAATCCAACCCCACCGAATTCTACCGCCTTGCTTCCAAACTTATACCGATGCAGGTGAGCAATGACCCGGAGAATCCGATGCCAAGCGTTATCATCCAAATCATTCCGGACCCGGATTGTAAACCGATTGAATGATATTTCGGACATTAACCGACACAACCCAACCCAATGAATGAAAAGCAATGCACAGTATGTGAAAAACTATGTTGCAGGTTAAAGATGGATTTCACAAAATCTTTTTGTTACTTTTGTGAACACAAAGCCAACCCCTTGCAAATTCATTACAACTTTGCCACACGCAGCCGGCCGCATAAGATGGCTGCTGCAATAGCCACCATCAAAGCATATTCCCACAAATCGGACTGGACTATTGGTCTAGTCATTGACGATGATGATCGGGCTACACTAGATTCACCCCAACTTATGGATGTTTTGCAGGACAAACGTATCTACGTTGTACCTGGAACAAGTAAAAACAAGATTCACGCAATCAACCGGGGTATGGTAGATTGGAAAGGTGATATTGTTGTGAATATGTCGGATGATATGCGCTTCATTGCCCCTGGCTATGACATCGCTATCATTAACGCATTTGGTGGCAACCTTGACCAGTTTATTCACTTCCCTGATGGAAGGGTGAATCACCTGCTGCCTACGATGAGCATAATGGGCAGGAACTACTATGACCGTGATGGGTACATCTACCATCCGCAATATGAAAACCTGTGGTGCGACAATGAAGCTATGGACGTGGCTAAATTACGTGGGTGCCATAAGTACATCAACCGCCAAATATTCGACCATGTTCACCCTGCATGGACGGGCGAGAAACCCGATGCCCTGTTAGAGAAAACGCAATCAACATTCCGGGCTGATGAAATAACGTATATCCGTAGAAGTAAGCAAGGATTCCCAAAACATAACGTATAACAATAAAACCATATTGGTGAGGTCAACGAAATGATATAAGACATGAAACTATACACAGAAAAAGAAGTAAGAATTGCTATTGAATTAGCACAAGAATGCGATTCAAATCCCGGGGGTGGCTATTTTATATATTCTAATCCTAATGGAATAATAGAAATTTTAACCCCAATAGAACTACCAAGTGATGATGAGATAGAAGATAGGTCATTATCAGAAGAACAAGAAAAAGGGTTTAGAGATGGTGCCAAATGGGTAAAAGATAAAATATTTCCTTAATCCAAAACATAACGCATGACACCGAAAGACAAAGCAATAGAGTTGGTAGATAAGTATAGCAAATTTGATTTCAGTACTTTGTCAGTTATCAAACAACGTCAATATGCCAAACAATGCGCATTAATCGCAGTTGATGAGATAATATCGTATTCAAGTGAATGGGATGATAGTAATTATTGGGAACAAGTAATAGCCGAAATCGAAGCCCTATGACCCTCTCCATCCTAATTTGCACCATCCGTGGCCGTGAAGGTTACCTTTCACAACTGCTGCAATCACTTGCACCGCAAAGAAGGGATGATGTAGAGATATTGGTTGAATCGGATGATAGGCAAATGACAACGGGCCGCAAACGTAACATACTGCTGCAACGCAGTACCGGAAAGTACGTTGTGTTCGTGGATGATGATGATGCTATTGCTGATACCTATGTGAGCGATATACTCAAAGCAGCAGAAAGTGACCCCGATGTAATCGTATTCAACGGCACTATGACCACCAACGGCAAGGATGAACGGAAGTGGTACATTTCGAAGCATTACGGCTATGAAGCCAAGAACGGGGCGTATTACCGCTACCCGAATCACATTGTGCCAATACGTAGGGATATTGCGATTCAATTCAAGTTCATGGATATTACGGTGGGGGAAGATTATCTTTGGGCAACTGCGATACATACTTCGGGACTGCTCAATACGGAGGTGAAGATTGACAAGGAACTTTATCATTATCAATTTAGGACTAACAAATAAACCTATGGCACAACAGAAACTATACACAGAATTTGAAGTAAAATTTGCTATGGACATAGCAAGATGTCAACCTAATTTAACTTTTGATGAAGTTTTAGAACAGCTAACCCCAATCGAACTACCAAGTATGGCACAACAGACAGCAGTAGAATGGTTGGAACAAGAAATAAGAAAGTTAAATATAAAAGTTGATGGGGCTGTTCAAGATTCTGCAATTAAAATACTTGAACAAGCCAAACAAATGGAAAGGGAGCAGATAGAGAATGCGTATTGGGATGGAGGGCAAGATGTACCAACCAACGCAATACGTTGTGAAGAATACTACACCAAAACCTTCGGCAAATGAGATACTCCCAAAATAACGAACAGGACATCATCCTGCAATACTTCGGTAACCGCAAAGGGTTCTTTCTTGACATAGGTGCAAACGATGGACAAACTTTGTCCAATACCTATGCCCTGCAATTACAGGGGTGGAGCGGTGTACTTGTAGAACCAAGCGAAGAAGCATTTAACCGTATCAAAGTACGTTACGGGTTGAAAAAGTTCAATGTTGCTATTGGTACGGAAGATGGGCATTGTACGTTTCACGAAATGGGCAACCACCTCAACGCTGGGGATGTGTCGCTGCTATCCACTATTAAGAAAACAGAGTTAAAGCGTTGGCCGGGGGTGGAGTTCAAAGAACGTATGACAGAGGTATGGACTTACAAAACACTACTCAAACATTCCCCGTTTAAGTTCTTTGATTTCATAAGTATTGATGCAGAAGGGGTGGACTATGAGATATTGGAACAGATTGATCTCAAATATACTGACATGGTTTGCATTGAGCATAACTCTAACCCTGACTTATTTCAGTTGATTAAAGAATACTGCAATAAGGCAGGTCTGACCAAAAAATTACTTAACAATCTTGAAAACGTAATATGGGCAAGGTAATCGTATCCCTTTCCTCCACCGGTAGGGAAAACTACAATGAGGCGCAGTTAGGATTAATACGCAGTATTGACCGAAAGGCACCCGACTATGACACTCACCTGCGTAGTGTTGATGGATATGTTGATGAATACCTGGAACGCAAAATAATCCTTGGCGATTGGCCGGAATCAAAGCGATGGGGCAAGTCATGGAATCATCAGAATATGCCATACCAGTTCAAGCCGTTTATGGTAGCCGAAGCGTTGGAGAAAGGATACCGGAAGATAATTTGGTGCGATTCCACAATCCGGGTACATCAAAACCCCGATCCGCTCTGGGCGTTAGCAGCCGAACATGGTATAGTTGCATGGGATAATGAAGGACACGAACTTCACAAATACATGCCAGACCATCAAATCGCATGGTTAGGGTTAAAGGACTACACAGAAATCAAACAAATGTATCAGATAATGGCTTGTTGCATCATGTTCGACTTCGACCATCCTGCAACGATGCCTATCTTTGAAAAGTGGATACAAGGGGCAAAGGAGAACTGCTTCCACCACAATGAAAGCAAGAATCCGCATTACGTTAGCAGCAGACATGACCAGGCGTTATTATCAGGGTTGATGAACATGACAGGTATTCCGGTGCAGCCGTATGGTGGATTAGCATACAGGCACTATTTGCCTGTTGAACCTTATTTCATAAATTGGGGGGTTAAAGATTAAACTATGGAATACACACACGAAGAATTAAATAAACGACAAAGAACTCAGTTGTGGTTACTTGTTTATGTTGAGTGCATAAAGAAACCAAATGCAGGATGGGAATCGGCATGGTTTGAAGCAAATAACGCAGTTCGGGCATTCGATGAAACATTCTCTAAACCTAAAGAAACACAACCATAATGGGCTACACACACGAAACAACACGCATAATCGACCCCTACTTACCACACGTTCAATCGGTGGTAGATTTAGGAGCGCAGAATGATTACCGGGTACCATTGCCCGCACCTTACACCAAAGATTCATACTATGCCGGCAAAGACTACGAATCCATTGACATATCAGGGGAGAATGGAAGCACCCCGCTGGACTTATCCAAGCTACACAAATTCGAAAAGCAGTTTGATTTACTTGTGGATGCCGGCACATCCGAACACGTTGGAACAAACGGGAAGCACGACATCAAGGCCATATACAACTGCTGGAAGAACAAGCACAACCTCGTTAAAGTGGGAGGATACATCATATCAGAAAACCCAAAAACAGGCAACTGGCCAGGACATGGATTCAACTACTACACAGAAGATTTCTACAAAAGACTTGCTGAAATATGCGGTTATACTCTGCTTTCTGTCGGTAGCGTTGCTGCTATGGGCAATTATACAGATGGCTGGAATGTCTATTCGGTACTTCAAAAGAATAAAGAAACATTTTGCACGTTAGATGAATTTAAAGAGTGTGGTATTAAAACCAATTAAAGCAACCCCGGTATTCTTTGAGAATCTCAAAGCGTATAAAGGCCCGGCACCCATTATCTGCAATGAGGGAGGAAGCCGTAGTTCGAAGTCATACTCCGAAGTGCAGTTATTGGTACTGATAGCAATGGATGAGCCTGGCAAACGTATAAGCATCGTATCGCACTCCTTACCCCACATCAAACGTGGAGCATATCGTGATTTTAGGCAGATTATGACTGATTGGGGCATTTGGGATGATGACTCATTCTCCTTCACCGACTTTGTGTATAAGTTCCGCAATGGCAGTTATATTGAACTATTCGGACTTGAAGATGAGGGGAAAGCACGTGGACCGGGCAGGGATATACTATTCATCAATGAAGCGAACCTGATTAGAAAGTCATTATTTGACCAGTTGGCAATGCGGACAACGGGCAAGATATTCCTCGATTGGAACCCTGCCGACTTCGTTTCTTGGGTGTACGATGTAGCCGACAATCCGAATAACGCTAGGATACATTCTACCTATT